AAAGAAATTATGAGAGATCCATCAAAGGGTGCTTTATATTATCATGCTGATTATGTAAGTCCTGGATGGAAAAACATGAAAACAACAGTTAAAATCGGTAGACATATTTTTTACATAAAGGTATAAAAATGGAAGAAACTAAAAAAGAAACATATTTCAAACTTGATATAACTATTGTATTTTGTATAATGATGGTATTGATTTCTGCAATTATTGGATATTGTTATTATTCGATTAAAGATAGAGAATTTATGTCAAACAATATTCAATCTGCAATCGAAAAAGGAATTGATCCTATGTCAGTTCGTTGTTCTTATGCAAAAGTTGATGATACGATTTGTGTAGCATTTGCGGTTACACATAATTCAACAAATCCCGCAGTTGTTATGTCTAAAAAATAAGAAAGGTATTATATGATGAAATTTACACTTAAATGTTCTAATGAATTTAATAATAGTATAGATTTTGAAGAACAAGGGACTAATGATAGAGTTATTACATATGAATTTAAAACTGATTATTTACCAAAAATATTAGATGAAATGTGTGATTTTCTTAAAGGATGTGGTTTTATTATTGATGCTAATCAACATCTTGATTTCATTTCAACCGATGAAGAACCTCTTATTTCTAAAGATACGAGTTTAAGTGCCGCAGAATTTTTAAATGGTCCCAGAAATTTGAGTGATGTTACTGAAAATGCCAACTAAAGATGAAATGCTCAAATTCGCAAATGAAATTGAAAGTATAGTTTTTAATACTGATTATAATTATATTGAAGCAATTGTTCATTTTTGCGAAAAAACTGGACTTGAAATTGAGGTAGCTGCAACTTTGATTAATGCAAATCTTAAATCAAAGATTGAAAATAATGCTATGGACAATAATCTTTTGAAAGTAAAATCGTCACGTTTGCCTATATGATTACTGGATATGAAGCATTTGGTATATATCAATCCCTTAGATTACACTTTACAACTGAACAATATGATTTTTTCAAATATAATGGAAAATCAAATGTAAGTGTAAATGCATTTGAGAATAGAAAAGACAAATATTATTTTTACAAGTTATCAAGAAAATTCAACAATAAAAAAGATTTGATTGAATTTATTTCTTATAATTTGATTGAAGATGAAAAAGTATGGGTTGGTAGTTTACTTGAAGAACAAGCTGAAATTCATTGTATGAAACATCAAAAGATAATTCAATCTTTATCATACAATTTCAAAAATGAATGTAATGCAATTTTTGGTAATTCAACTGATCCTAATTCACATCTTGAAGTTGTGAATGGTGAATATCCTGATTTACTTAAAAGAATGTTACATAAAGAATTGTCATTGGAAAGTTTGTGTATAATGAATAAAATATTCAATTTTGTTCCGAGGTGGGATAAAAAAATTGATGAAACTATTCGTTGGCCACAAATTAAAAGGACGATATTGAAGTATAGTCCTTTTATTGAGTTTGATATTGAGAAATATAAAAAAATATTAAAGGAATGTGTAAATGTTAATTAAAAAGATTTATTTGGATATGGATGGTGTTCTTTGTAATTTTGATAAACGTTATACTGAATTGTATGGCGAAGAATCAAGTGAAGATCGTCCAAAGAAAAATTTCACAACAAATTGGCCAGATTTTATTGGGAAAAAACAATTTCTTGAATTAGAATGGATGCCAGGTGCAAGAGTATTGATGGACTATATTGAAAAATTTCCAGTTAAGATTGAAATACTTTCTTCATCGGGTGGACTTAAATTTCATGATGAGGTTCGTGAACAAAAAGAACAATGGTTGAAAGATCATTATATTAATTATCGTGTTAATATTGTTCCAGGTAAACGATATAAAGCAATTTATGCGACACCTGAAACAGTATTGATTGATGATACACCTTCTGTTATTGATTATTTCAATGAAGCAGGTGGAATTGGAATACTTCACAAAAATATCAGTAATAGTTTAGAAACTCTCAAAAATTTACTTGAGCGTGACTAAATATAGTGATATAATGTATTTTGTGGATAAATTTTATACACCGTAATATACCGTTTATACGAAAGGAAATAATATGAGTAGCTTCGCAAATCTAAAACGTAATACCAGTTCTCTTGAAAAACTAGCCAAAGCAATCGAATCTTCAAAGCAATCCAACGAAGGTTCAAAAGACGATACCAGATTTTGGCAACCCACAGTAGATAAAGCAGGAAACGGAATGGCAATCATTCGTTTTCTTCCTGCATCGGCAGCAGATGGTGATGATTCATTGCCTTGGGTTCGTGTTTTTGGACATGGTTTTCAAGGTCCAGGTGGTTGGTTGATTGATAATTGTCTAACCACAATCAATGCTAAATGTCCTGTATGTGAACACAATTCAACATTGTGGAATTCAGGTATTGAAGCAAACAAAGAAATCGTCAGAAAACAAAAACGTAAATTGAATTATATTGCAAACATTTATGTTGTTTCTGATCCTGCAAATAAAGAAAATGAAGGTCAAGTAAAACTTTTCAAATTTGGTAAAAAGATTTTTGATAAGATTACTGAAGCAATGAATCCTGAATTTGCAGATGAAACTCCAGTAAATCCATTTGATTTGTGGAATGGTGCAAACTTCAAAGTTAAGATTCGTAATGTTGAAGGTTATCGTAATTATGATAAAAGTGAATTTGACAAAGCAGGTCCTTTGAAGTCTGATGATGCTGAACTTGAGCAGATTTGGAAATCTGAATATTCATTGAAAGAATTTGTTGATGCAAGCAAATTCAAATCATATGAACAACTTCGTGCAAGGCTTGATAAAGCACTTGGTTTTGAAGGTATTGCACCTAAGACTAAAGCTGAAGATATGATGGAAGAAGCAACACCTATTAGGACTGCTACTTCAAACATTGATATTTCTGCTGAAGATGAGGATTTGGATTATTTCAAATCGTTAGCAAAGTCTGAATAAACAAAAAGTAAATAAACTTTTTACCCCGCCGAAAGCGGGGTTTTTCATTTATGCACCTGCATATTGTGTTCCGACCATTGATTGAAATATATCATAATTATATGCATCTGCTGTTTTATAAGATGATGAAGATGTTTGAGGTGCATTTTGTTTTGGACGTCCAGATGCATTTGTTGTTGATGTTGCTGGTGGAGGTGTCATTGCAGTCATTTTAGCATCCGATACTGCTGTTGATGCAGATGCTAATTGTGTACCAGATGATGGTGATGAAGAAGCTAAAGATGTTTTAGTTTGTTGTGATGATTGACCTAATTTTAGATATTCCGAACCTCCTGTTCCATATGCATCTTTATTTTCTTTTTTATTTATTATTAATTCTTTAGCTCCACCTGGACCTAAAAGATGTGATACTCCAAGAGCACCTGCAATATCTTCAGCGGAAGACTCTTTATTTAAAACCCCTATTCTTTTTAAAGTTGACATATTTCTTTTTGTGTAATCATACATAGTTTTTTCTTGTAATTCGGGATTATTTAAAAATTCATTTAAACCACCTTTAAGATTCCAGTTGTTTGCATCTTCCATTGATTTTTTACTTTGTTTTGTTCCTCTTTTTACTAATCCAGCATCTTGTAAAGCCATAGAACCCATTTGATATTTACCCACATAACCGAAATCATTTACAGCTTTATAATTATTAGTACTTTCACGCATACCTATTTTTTGTGCATAAGAATCATAATTAAATTCTTGTGTTGAAACACTTTTATCATCAGCATCTACTGGTGTTGGTGCTGCACGACGACGATAACCACCTCTTGAACTTTCAGGTTTATACATAGGAGCAGCAGGTGCTACTATAGTTCCAGCAGGCACTTCATGAGGTGTTGTTTCAACAGATGGTGTTGGTGTGGGTGGACCCATTGGTTCTTGTGGTGCTGGTGTTGGTGCAGCAGGCGCAACAATAGTTCCAGCGGGTACTTCATGAGTAACTTCAGATGGTGCTGGAACAAGTGCTGGTGCAGGAGTTGGCTCTGGTGCTGGTGGGCCCATTGGTTCTTGTGATTCTTGTGTTGATTCTGGTGGTCTAATTGATTTAATTTTTTTTCTTGCTTCTTCTTGTAATTGTTCAAATAGTTTTTTCTTATCACTACTACATTTACTTAATACAAAGTTTAAATCTATACCTGGAAACATTTCATTAATTAATGGATTTGCAGCACCTTCATCAAATCTTTTTTCTTTAATCAAAGTGTCTATGATACCATCTGCATCACTTTTACTTAAATTTTTACCTTCAGACACACTTTGTATAGCTTCTTTTTTACGACGACCAGCAGCACCGCCTGAGGTTTCTCCTCTTTCTCTATTTCTTTGTGAACCTTCTCTATAATCAGACATTATTTGAAGTGCACCAAGAACAGTACCACCCGCCGCCGCAACATAAGGTATCATTCTCGCTACAGTTAAACCTAAAGTTTTTAAATTTCCCGGTTTACTCAAAAAACCTAAAATACTTCCACTATCATTACCATCTTTTCCATCTATTCCTTTAACATATAATGCAGTATCTTTAGATTGTCCATCTCTTTTTGGTGATGTTGAAACTTTTCCAACTGCTGACCCACTAATTTTTTTCAAACCACTTTCAAAAAGATATTCTCTTTCAGCAGATTTCTGAAAAAACATATCTGTTTTTATTGATGCTTTTCCACCCGACAATTTGACAAGTTTTTGAATATTCATTCTCATCAAATTCATATCTCTTGCCATCGCAGGTAAAACTATTGTATTTTTTGCAGTTAAACCTGTCGTTGCTTCTAATCTTGAAAGAGATTGAGAATTTATGCCATCTTCTTTTCTATCATATTTTCTTTTTGTTGTTGCACTATATGCTCTTAAAGCAGGAAACATTGCAGTCAGAAGTCCCGACTGATCAAACATCCTTCTTGGGTCTATTTTCTCAAGTGTTTTTTTACCTAAAGCCGACCCTAAACCTTTGCCTGCTCTTTTTTCTTGTTTGTATATGTCAGTTAATGATGCCATATCTTATCTCTTTTTTAATTGTTTTAATTTTTCTGCTTCTTCTTCTAAATGCCGCATCAACATATCAATATAAATCACTCTTTCCCAAGGTAACATATTTTCCAATTCAGTCAAACTATACTTGTGAAATTGCATAAGTGAAAAGTTTGACCGATAATAGTTACCTAAATTTTCATGAGAAAGAGTTATATGAAAAAATTTTGAATACCTTCTACTGGAACAACTTCTTCATAATTACATTTTTTACATTTAAAGTTAATATCATGTTTTAATTTTGGCACAGTATCAAAGAATAATTGAATTTTTTCCATATCTTTTTGTTGTAGATTTTCAATAAATTCAATTAATTCTTCTTTTGTGCTATCTTTTGATTTGTAAATATTTGTGTCATCATAGATATAATCAATACATTCTGTTAATAACTGAATTAGATTATCTGTTTCTGATTTGTTTTCGAGATTAGCTAATGTTTCAAATGTTGGATACTTCATAACAATACCCAACTTTGAATTTAATTCAATTTTTTTATTATGTTCTGAATTTAATATTGGTTTTATTTCCAACAAATTGATATCAAATTTTTCAATTGAATTACATGTTACTGTTTCATTTTTATCGTTTACAATTGTATTGTTGCATTTATAATTTAAGTTTACAACTTCACCAACAGACCTTGCTCTTAAATTAAGAAATAAATATTCTAAATCAAAAGTTGGTATTGTATTTACATCAATATCGTCAATAACACAATTGTTTACTATTTGTTTAACTGCGGCAATAGTTTCTTTTGTATCTTGTGATTCTGACGCCATCAAAAGAAGTTTTTGTTCTTTGACAAGAAAAGGACGAAAACGAACAGATTTGTTATCTGAAATCATTTTGAATTCATGTGTTGGCACATCTATTTTTGGTAATGGCATAATATCCTCATTTTAAAAATTATAATGTTAATGCTGATCCTATTGGTATTAATCTTGATGCAGCAGAACCAAATAGTTCACCCGCAGCAGCAGCAAGATTATAAGAACCTTGATAAATTGGTTTATATCTTTGATAAGCAAATTGAATAGTTAAACGATGAAAATTTTCTTCAGCCCAATTTAATGGCTGTGAACCTATACCTAAAGGAAAAGCATCAATCAATTCAACTGCAAAAATTTGTTTTATAAATTCATCATATTGAATAATAGTAGGTTTTACCATATATTCTCTTGGAAATCTTAAATTGTTAGTATCTGAAGGATGAATAGCATCTAACCATTGATCAAACAATTTTCTTTCATAAAAATCATTAGTGCATATAAAAGTAAAGTTGGTTTCTTGATATTGACTTTGATATGGAACTTTAAATGTTGGTCCATAAATTTTAACATCGGCAGTTTGTAAAGTTCGACCAGGTAATTCTGCCGATTCACATTGTAATGAAAGGTAACGTGAAACTGGTGATGATGATGAACTTGAATTTAATAGTCCACCAACACCATTAGTAATTGCATCAGTTACATCGTTAAAAACAGAATTTGGAAAATTTAATATTTTTTCAATTATAGAATTAGGTATATTTTTACTTACAATTGTTGGTATAGGTAATATAACTTCAAAACGACATGGTTTTGCTAATCCATCTTTACCACGTATATTTGCTAAAAAATTGTTTGGTGAAAAAGCCATTAGAATTGTTTCCTTGAATCGTAAAATACTTTTGTTTTACTTGCTTTTTGAAATTGTTCAACTGGCAACATAACAGCAATATCCCACTCATCAGCAGATATCTCTAAAAATCTGGATTGAATGTGTGAAAATAGATATCTTTTGATACATGGTGTTGCTTCAAATATTCTTGACGATGCCTGTAAGTGTGGATAACTAATTCTCAATCTTGTTTTTTCATCATATTTGTCATTCGTCAATGTATCACTTAATTTATCCAATAAAATGATCCTATGTTTTGTATGAATATAATGTAGATTTAAACCAAGAAAACCATCATCATATCTTTCAATAGGTATTACCAAAGGAAATGTATCATAATATGGTAACCTATCTTTTGTTTTTGGATCATAGTAATAAAAATACATTCTTCCAATAAAAGATTTTTGTTTTAAACGTTCTCTATCATTCATCATGGATTGAGGTGTTGGTTTTAAATCTTTAACTTTTGCGCGAAGCCATTGTCTTGATGCATTGGTTCGTGGAGTCAATCCATCTTTTGCAAGAGATTCTTTGATTCTATCTATTAGTTTTTTTGCCATACTCTATTTATCTCAAATCCCTAATTCTTTTTCTGTTAGAATTTTGAATTCCCAACCATGTTCTTGGCAAAATATATCGGCTGCTTTCCATTTTTCTTGATTAACAACATATGTTTTAGCTTCTTCAAGATAGCGTTTTGTGCGTCTTTTTTGTATAGGTTTTTGAGTTTGTTTGAATGGTTTTACTTCTAAAACAAGAACTTTTTCTTTTCCATCTTTGGTTTTGATTTTTGTAACAAAATCTGGAAAATAGCGGTGGATTCTTTGGTCAATAGGTGAACGGTAACGAATGATTAGTTCTTCGGATGACCACCAAATAACGTTGATGTTTTCATCTAACCATTTCATTACTCTAAGTTCCCAGTTTGATCTATATACAATTTGATTTACTTTACCCTTATATTTACTGGGATTTTTGGGTGTAAACCATCCTTTGTAAGACATAAATACTACTTAGTCAATCATTTGGAACGCAAAAATGCCACTATTTGGATTATCAGATATAACTTTTAAAGAACAAAATGCTTCAACTGGACCACTTGCTGATTTAGCGGGCAGTCAATTTACATCAAATATGTTTAAATATCCCGCTGATTTGGGTAGTTCAGAAAAGGGTCATTATATGGTAATATTTGCGCGAAAACAAAAGGCTTCTACTTCTTATAACTATAATACAGCAGATTTTGTTGATGAGGGAATAACTGGCAGTAGTAGAACTGGTGCATTTGGTAAATTACTTAA